CGGACGTGGCAGGTTCGCGAAGAAATCGGTCAGCCACAGCGGTGGCACGAACTCTCCACCAGCGGTGTCGGTGCGGGAGATGTCACGGGTTTCAACCGCAACTTCCGCACGGTGACGGTTCAGACGCTCCCAAGCGGAAGGCTCAGAGCGGACGAAAGCGTTGACCATGTCTTTAGCGAACGAGTGGTCACCGCGCTCCTCGTACGTCATCGCCTCTTTGGTGACAACAGCGGAACCGAAAGTCTGCACACCCGCAACAGCGCGAGTCTCAGCGATCACAGCGGTGCGGGCCTCAAGGGCTTCCGCAGCCTCAATCTTCACATCGAGATCCTTGATCTCGGCGTGACGGGCTTCAACAGCCTCAAGGCTGTCAACGGTCGGCTCAGCGGCAAGCAGCAACGAAGCCGCGTCAGCGGCTGTGTTGCGTGCCTCGCGGAGCGAGTTGAGCATCTTGCTCATAGGTGTCCTCCTGGACGGTAATCGGGTGATAACTCCGTCGAGGCGTAACGCGTCGAGGAAAACGGTCAACGGGTGCCGACCGAAAATTAGATGTGCAACTGCTGCTGCTGCGCGGCAAGCCACCGCTGACGCAACACAAGGTCATCCTCAGCGGCACGCGCAGACACCTCAGTGCTTGCATACGCCGGGTACAGAACAACCGACACCTCATACAAAGTGACATCGGTCAAGGTCCGCAACCCACCCTCGCGGGTTTGACCATCAGGTGCCACAGTGAACGCGAACGACATCTTGTCCACATCCATCCGCGACAACGCCGAATACAACTCGGCAGCCCGCGGGTTCACCGGGTCCAAGGTCGCCTCGATGAACAAACCCACCTCATCCTCACGCAGCTGCAACGTGCCACCCTGTGTGGAAGCCAACGGCAACTGGTCGGTGTCATGGTTCACCAAAAGGAACACAGGCTCACCCGACTGCAAGGTGCGGGTGAACGCCCCAGGGGCGATGACCTCACGGAACGACAAACCTGTCGACTCTTGCCCGAACTTTGCCGCATACCCGGCGATACGCAACACACCATCCTCAGCGGTCGCAGCACGCACCTCAGTGTCCACAGTGAACCGCTCAGCGGAAGCCATCACACTTTTTCGCTCCTCAACGTCAACAACGTCAGCAGCACGCGCCACCACAAGGTCGGCAATGACATGCAAAATACTTGCAGGTTGCACCACGGTGCGGTCAGTCTCCGTGAACCCGTCACCCTGCGCATCGAACACACGCACCAAACACAACGGGGCGGCAGGCGTAGCCTTCAACTGGAACCCTTCGGAGGACTCCAAAATGCCATCGAACGCGACCTTCTCAATCTTGCCGACACTGCGACCGTCCTTCGACTGCCACGACACCGACACCCCCGTGTGCACATCAGCGGCCTTCGCACGGGCCTCAACATTATTCTCAGCATCATCAGGGTCACTCAAACCTAACGCCTCGATCACCGGGTCCAACGCTGCATCAGCGGCAACGAGTAACGCGTACGCCTGAGCGGACACAGGGTCGGTGTCTTTCGTCTGCTCCAACAACATTTGCGCCGCGTCAATGCTCGCATCAGCAGCCAAGATGTAGTTGTCGATGCTGTACGCGTTCGCGCCAGCCATCTGCGGCATCGAATCAGCCACGAGTTCCTCCACAGGTTGAACGCCCACAGCGCGGACGCTTTCCAGCAACTGACCGCGGATGCGACCAGCCCACTCCAACCCCGGCAACCCACCATGACCCTCGAACACATCACCAACAGCATCCCGCAACAACGCATGCAACAACCCAACCTGCGCAGCTGACAACGGCAAACCGTTGCGAACCGACGCCGCCAACTCACCCTCAACGCACACAGAAACGGCAGCAGACCTCATTGCAGCAGTCGGTCGGTACTGGTTAGCCATCAGCCGACCACACCCAACACAGGGGCGGACGGGTCAGCATCCACACCCAAAGAATCACCAGCGGTGCCACCCGCAGTCACAGCACCCGGCAAGGCCTGGTTGAACACATCACCACCGACATACGGCTCCAAGCCCAAACCTTGACGCACCTCGTTCGGGGTTTTGGCACCCATCATCAACAACGCCTGATCCACACGGGTGCGAGTCAACGCGTCAATGCGCAGCAACGCGGAAGTGTCGAACACGAAATGTTCCCCATCAGGCAGCAGGCGCGACAACAACACCTCGATGCGGCGCAACCACGGCTGAATGGTGTGAGTGAGGAAGTTCAAAGACGCCTGCTCCACATTCTGATACGTCTGACCGTCACCCTTCACACCCAGCATGTGCGCTGGGACACGGAACACCCGGGCAATGTCAGACACCAACTGAAGGCGCATCTGCTCCAACTGCTGATCCGATGCGGACGCCGACACTGGGCGCCACTTCAACCCATCAGACAACACCGCGGGGCGGCGGGAACCACGACCATGCGTTGACTCCCACGTCGCCTGCAACACACGCGCCTGATCAACAGACAAATCCTTATCCGTCTCCAACACTGAAGACGGCGTCGCACCATTGGCATACCAGTTCGCCAAATGACGGTCCATAGCCATCGACAACCCGAACAAGGTGCGGGCCTGCACCAACGGAGACACACCCACCAACGACTGCGGTGGAGTCAACCAACGACCATGCAACACATCCTGCGCATCCAACTCATTACCCAAATGCAGGTAACGGCGGCGAGCCATCCCGGCCCCCGGCAACACCTGCATTTGATACGGGTGCAACGCCAGCAACCCCACAGGCGCACCCGAACGGTCACGATCAACGAACGCGTAAGCGTTCCCATGCATCGCCTCAGACGCCACCAACGTGTGCAGAAACTCAAACAAGTCCGAGTTCTCAGGGTCAGGTTCGGCAATCCACGCAGGCAACGGCAACGACTGCGGACCACCATTAGTGGACACCCGCGTCAACCGCATCGACGCCACAGTGTCAGCCAACAACGACACACACGACAACACCGACGCAATACCCAACGCCGTCGTCTCATCAACCCGCTCACCAGCAGCAGCCACATACCCACCCGACCCGTAAGACATCGAGTAAGGGGTTGTGTAGTTATTGAACTGCGGGTAGGAACCGCGCACAGCGCGACGCAACAAACTCACTGCACACCTCCCAGATAACCAAACCCAGCCGCCAACACACCGCCAGCAACCCACGCCCAACCAGAACCCGCCAACACCTCAACACCCACAACCACACACACACCACCCGCAACCTCAACCACGGTGGACAACAAACCAGGGATGCGTCTCATAACTCCATACTCCAAGGGTCGATGATCTGCGGGCCACTACCCGCACCATTACTCGCCCACCAATGAGCGCGAGCCACACCCATCACCGCAGCCACGGCGAGGTCAATCTTGCGATTTGAAAACTTTGTTTCCTTACGCAAACGCTGCCCCCTGCTGTCGTTCTGCAACACCGCATTACCCACATGCCGCCCCAACGCAGGGTCGCCCGAATGTGACAACGTCCCATTCGTGCACGACTCATAAAACGACTGCGTCGCAGGGGTCATCCGCTGCGGGGACTGCGGAAACATCACCACCGGAATCCGCTCAGCCTCCAACAGCTGCAACGACCGCGTCCACCTGTAAGGGTCAGCCGCAACCTCACGCACCTGCCACCTGGCGCAAGCATCACGAACTGCCTGCTCCACATCGAGCACATTCACCTGCCAGTCCACACCCGCATCCGCAGGACGCTCCCACGCACCAGCAACATCCACATGCGTCAACACCCCATCACGAGGAACCGTCACCGCCACCAATGCGGTGCTGTCCCCATTGAACGACCCATCCAAAGCAAGAACAACCTCAGCCCCGTCAACAATCCCCTCACCCGTCGACAACCCCTCCCACACACCATGAGGCAACCACGTTTGAGAACCCGACACCCACTGATTGCAACGCTTCGTACGGAACTCAGACTCCGGGGTCCGCTTCACCGTCGACTCGAAATCCTCCACCGAGTTGATGTCACCAAACCCCGGATTTGATTCCGCCCACACTGTTGGGTCCCGATGATCCGCATCAGGATCCGCAGGCTCCCACCACGAGAAATAGAAACTGTCATCCTCAACCTCCCCCGAGGCCACACGTTTGCCGTACTCATACAACCTGTGACACAACGAATCACGCCCAGACGAATCCGTCCGCCCACCCGCCGTCGTAATACCCACCATGATTGGCACACCAGCAGGACGCGACGCCATCGACAACTGCATCACATTCCACAACGCGTCATCAGGGGCAGTGTGAACTTCGTCGTAACACACTGCGCTCCCATTCAAACCCTCAAGCAACCCAGCGTCAGCAGCAAGCACCCGCATCACCGACCCGGTATCCACCACCTCGATGGCATCCCGATAAACCTTCACCCGCTCCGCAAGCTCAGGCTCCATCTGAATCATGCGTTTCGCATCCCCAAACACAATCCGCGCCTGATCCTTACTGCTCGCAACCGCGAAAGTCTCCCCACCATCCGGGCCCATAAACGTCAAATACAAACTCAACCCCGACAACAACGCCGACTTCCCATTCTTACGCGGCATCCCAATCAGCGCCTGACGATGACGCAACCCGCCATCCTCACGCCTAGCCAACAACCCACCCAACAACTCACGCTGCCAACCACGCAACACCAACGGCTGACCCGTCACACCCGCCACAGAATCCTTAGTGATCCGGCAAAAAGACTCAATGAACTCAGACGCCAACGCGCCATCACCCCGGGCAACATCCGCCACAGGAACATCAGACAACCACCGCGGCGGCCACCCTGCAACCGCCACGCTCTCAAGCACGACGCTGGCGCTCCCGCAAATCCTCAAACTTGCTGCGAGCCTTCACCTCAGCCAAACCCATCCGAGTCCGATCAGCAGGCGTAAACCCAAGCACCGACAACAACTTAGCAATCTCGTTCTCACTTGTTGACAACATACCCACACGCGGGTTCGCATACGCATAACCCTTATCCGTGTACAACACTTCATCCTCAGACGACAACCGAGCCATCAACTCAGCGCGACGATCCCACTTCTCACACAACATCAACAACGTTGGCTTGTCAGTCTCAGCCAGCCACGCCGCCTTATCCCTGCACGCCAACCACAACTCCCGACCCTGCACCCCAAGATGCTCAGGCACCACCTCAGTCACCTGCGGCAACGCAATCACGTTCGCCGCTTTCGGCAATGCACGCTTACCCGGGTTGCCCGTCTTGCGTTTCAGCTCGGTCGGTTTCGGCGGGTTCGCCATCGCGTGGGCTCCTAAGACGGTTACCAAACCCCTGGGGTTGGCAACTGCGGCGGTGTATAAAGAGG